ATAGCCCTGCCGTTCTAGGGGGGAGAAGTTTTTGTACATGAAATATTTTTTTTGGAGCGACATGGAATCGAAGGTTTACAACCCGAAGCAAATAGGAATTTACCGAATAGACATTGGGCCGTATTTTTACTACGGCAGCAGCCGCCGCGCATCGAGCCGCCGCTCTGTGCATTTGGGCAGATTGCAGCGAAATGCGCATGGCAATCCCAAGATGCAGCAGGTTTACAACAAGTATCAAACTTTCAAGTTTGCCATTGTTGAAAGAGCATCGCCGGACGATTTACTGTCTTTGGAGCAGCAGTACCTTGACCGTTACGTGGGCCAAAAGCATTGCATGAACATGAACCCAAAAGCCGATTGTGGGCCGATGGCTAACGTTGTTTCATGTCAATGGAACGGCGTCACTTACGAATCGCTTACCAGCCTGAAGGTTGCAACTAAAGTGCCATCAACTAAATACCACAGGGCTAGTTCGCTTGGCATTTATTCAGATCGCGCATGGGAAGATTACCTAAAATCAGAACATGAAAGGAGAAAAGCACAGCGGCGCAAACAAGGGTTGAAGAGCAGGGAAGAAAAGTTAGCCGATGCAAAGCGACGAAATGATGTAAAGCGTGGTTATTCGCTTGAACAAGTTTGCAAATTGGCCATTTACTGGAATGGTAGATGGTGGCCATCCACTTATGAAGCCGCCGCGCAAAGCGCGTTTAGTGCAGGGTCAATACTTCGCTACAAAAAAGCAGGCTGCAACAGCGACAAAGAGGCAAAAGTTGCGAAGAGATTGAATTACAGAAATAACACCGGACTTTCAAAGATGACTTGCCCAGTTCATGTTTTTTCATCTAACGAATCGCATTACGCCTCCAGCTTAAAAAGCGTAAAGAATAAGCTGTTTATAAATGGCCACGGAAAGAAATCGAGCATAATAAAGCGACTGAATGACAGAGGTTACACGGTTCAGTTTATTACTAAAGAACAATACTATGAACAAGCAGCAGCAACAGCGGTATGAACAAAGGCTTGCGGAATTCGCGCAAGGGACGGAGTTGACGCCCGGCGTAAAGTCCTTGATTTGGACCTTGGCCTGCGTGGAGATTGAGGAAGAAACGTTACAGCATTACATCAACGAGAATGGAAGTTGTTACGTTGTCATTGGAACGGCTGGAGACCCATTAAGCAAAATGCGCCCCGAATGGAATCAGCTAAAGGAGGCGCGGATGCGCAAGCAGGCGTTGATTCACCGCATTGAATTACGAGCAAAATCAGTCGATGAAAGCAGCGAAAGCGTCGAAGCGTACTTCGGGTGATTACTACTTCGACGAGGTGTCGGCAGATCGCGCGGTCAACTTTATCGAGAAATTTTGCAGCCACGTCAAGGGCGAGTTGGGCGGCCAGCCGTTCCTCCTTGAGCAGTGGCAGAAAGACGACATTATCCGCCCGCTGTTCGGGTGGAAGAAGCCCGACGGCCGGCGCAAGTACCGCACCTGCTACGTAGAGATTCCGAGGAAGAACGGCAAGTCCAACCTGTCGGCGGCCATCGCCCTGTATATGCTGTTCTCCGATGGAGAGCCAGGGGCCGAAGTCATCAGCGCGGCAGGCGACCGGCAGCAGGCGAACATCGTGTTCAGCGTAGCGCAGGAGATGATTTACAATCACCCTGAACTGCGCAAGCGGTGCAAGGTGCTGCGCACTTCAATTGAGTACAAGAGTTCCTTTTACAAAAGCATTTCGGCAGAAGCCTCGACCAAGCACGGCTTTAACTGCCACGCGGTTATTTTCGACGAACTGCACACGCAGCCCAACCGCGAGTTGTGGGATGTTCTCGTAACCTCGACAGGGGCGCGGACGCAACCGCTTATCATCGCGCTGACCACCGCCGGTCACGACCGCAGCAGCATCTGCTGGGAAGTTCACGAGTACGCCAGGCAGGTGAAGGAGGGCAGCATCGTAGACCCCACCTTCCTGCCCGTGCTGTACGGCGCCGACACGACCGACGACTGGACGCAGGAAGCCACTTGGATGAAAGCGAACCCCGGTTACGGCACCATCTGCAAGGCGGAGTATTTCGAGCAGGAAGTGCAAAAGGCGCGCAACGTGCCGTCCTACCTCAACACCTTTCTGCGCCTGAACCTCAACATCTGGACGAGCGCGGAGCAGGCTTGGATTTCAGACGACATCTTCATGCGAGGCGCTGACCCGTTGCCGTCGGATGAGGTGCTGCGCACGCTGCCCTGCTTCGGCGGGCTTGACCTTGCCAGCACGCAGGACTTGACCGCCTTTGCCATGTTGTTTCGAGACGATGAGGCGAATTGCTTTTACCTCAAAGTTCACCAGTTCGTGAACTCGGAAAAGGCCGAAAGCAAGAAGTTGTCGGCGGGCATTGACTACCTGCGGTGGGCAGAGCAGGGCCACATCACCGTCATTCCCGGCAACACCACTGACTACCGATACGTCAAGGAGCACATCGTGCGAATGGCCGCGCAGCACGACCTGCGGGCGGTGGGCTACGACCCGCGCTTCAGCGCCTACATCGTCAGCGAACTGACGGCGGACAACATCGAGATGCGGCCGATGGCGCAAAACATCACCACCATGAACGGCCCGACCAAGGAGTTTGAGATGGAGATGCTGCGGGGCAACATTGTGCATGGCGGCAATGAGGTGCTGCGCTGGCAAATCGGGTGCGCCGTGGTCTACACCGACGTCAACGAAAACAAGCGCGTGGTAAAAGAAAAGTACAGCGAGACAAAAAAGGTGGACGGCGTCATTGCGTCCATCATTGCCATGAACGAGTACATCCACCACCGCACCAACGGCGGGTCGGATGAACTGTTCACGGTAATTTCGCTGTGACTACATTTGGCTCATGGCATTTTGGGACAACATTTTCCGCGGAGCCAAGCCGGAGCAGCGGGCGCGCGTCGGCAAGTTCGACAGCCAAACGATTGCCCGCGAGATGGGCATCACCTACCGCAACCACGTCACCGTGTCGCCGGAGGGCGCCCTGGCCATCTCCACCGTCTACGCCTGCATCTACCGCATCGCCTCCACCTGCGCATCCTTGTCGCTTAACATCTACGAGCGCGACGGGCGGGAGGTCACCCTGGCGGAAAGTCACCCGGCCTACGACCTTGTCAAGTACACCCCCAACCCGCATCAAACCGCATACGAGTTTTGGGAAAACCTGTACGTGCAGGCGCTGATGCACGGGGTGGGTTACGCTATCATCGAGCGCGACAATCGCGGCAACCCGATCACGCTAAACCCCGTTCACTACTACGACGTTGAACCAAAGGTCATCGACGGCGAGCGGGTGTTCAGCGTCAAAGACATCGGGGTCATCTTTCCAGAAAATATGCTTGAACTTTGCAACATGGGGCGGTTGTCCCCTTTGCGGGTTCACTCGGAAAATATGGGTCTGGCCAAGGCGGTGCAGGACTACGGGTCGGACTACTTCGCCAACGGCGCCCGGCCCACGGGCATCTTGACGCCGGCCAACCCCATGAAGAAGGAGCAGCTGGAGGCGCTGCGCGAATCGTGGCAGTCGGCCACCAGCGGGGTGAAGATGCTGCCGTATGATATGCGGTATCAGTCGCAGTCAATCCCACCGGAGGAGGCGCAGTTCATTGAGACGCGCAAGTTCCAAGCGGAGGAAATTTGCAGGATCTACAGCGTGCCGCCCGACCTTGTCCAGTTGCCCGGAAAGTCGACCTTTAACAACGTCGAGCAGCAGCACATCCAATTCGCCCGGCACACCATCACCCCGTGGGCTATTCGCTTGTCGCAGGAGGTGGACCGCAAGTTGGTGCAGTCATTCGACCGCCCGCAGATTTACAGCCGCCACGACATGACCGACCTGTTCCGTGGCGACATGGCCGCCCGCGCGTCGTTCTACCGGGAGATGCTCAACACCGGCGTGCTATCTATCAACGAAGTCCGAGCCAAGGAAGACCTTAACCCCGTGGCCGGTGGCGACACGCACACGGTCGCAGTCAATCAAATCGCGCTGGACACTTTCCAAGCGTACAGTGCTAAAATCAGTAGCAATGAAAACACAGGAGGAATTTGAAAAAGAAATCCGCGCAGCCTACGGCGACAACGTCGAACTGCGCGTGATGGAGGTGCGGGCCGCCGAGGGTGAGCGCCGCATCGAGGGCTACGCCGCGACGTTTAACGACGTGACCGACCTCGGTTACTTCCGCGAACAAATCGCGGTGGGCGCCTTTGACGGCCACCTTGCCGATGACGTGCGCCTGCTCATCAACCACACCGGCGTGCCCCTTGCTCGCACTACCAACGGCACCCTGCGGCTGTCCGTGGACGAGACCGGCCTGCGCTACGAGGCGCAACTGGCCGACACGCAGGAAGGCCGCGACCTGTACACGCTTATCAAGCGCGGCGACATCTCCCAATCCTCCTTTGCGTTTAGCATCGAAGAGGAAGCATGGGACAACAAGGCGAACCTGCGCACCGTCAACAAGGTAGGCCGCCTTTACGACGTCAGCCCGGTAACCTATCCGGCTTATGCCACCACCACTGTGGCCGCCCGCAACGCTGCGGCAGCCGCGCAGGAGCAAGCGCCGGAGCCTGCGCCCGAACCAACCCCCGCCCCTGAACCCAAGAATCAAGAAGTCCGTAAATTGGCCCCAGAAAAACCCCCCGTTAAAATGAATCTCAACGAACTCAAGGCGCTCCGCGCCAAGCACTACGAGGAGCACGTCGCCCTTGTAGAGACCCCCGAAAAGGAAGGCCGTCCATTAACCGATGCTGAAGAGCAGCGGGCCGAGTGGTTGGTCGCCGAAGTTGCCAACCTCGACAAGCGCATTAAGCACCGCGCAGATCACGAGGCTATGGTGTCTCGCGTTGCGTACAGCGGCACGGCGTCGCAGTCGGAAAAGCGCGAAATCGAGCGCGTCAACGGTCACTTTTCTTTGTCGCGCGCCATCCTCGCCGCCGCTAATGGCCGGTCGTTGGAGGGAGCCGAAGCAGAGTGGGCGCAGGAAGCCCAGCGCGAGATGCGCGGCCAAGGCTTGCAGGTTGTTGGTCAGGTGGC